ACCCGGGCCGTAGCGATCTTCGACCGGCTGCGCCTGCCCGACGTACCCGACAAGCCCCCGCTGGGCATTGCCGCCGGCGACTGGTTTCGCGACATCGTGCGCTGCCTGTTCGGCAGTTACTCGGCCCCGCTCGGCAAGCGCTTCATCCAGGAGATCTTCTGCCTGGTGCCGAAGAAGTCCAGCAAGACCAGCTACGGCGCCGGCCTGATGCTGACCGCGGTGCTGGTCAACGAGCGGCCGCGGGCCGAGTTCCTGATCGTCGCACCGACCCAGGATGTCGCGGATCTCGCCTTCAACCAGGCCGTCGGCATGATCGAGGCCGACCAGGTGCTGACGGCCAAGTTCCATATCCAGGCGCATATCAAGCGCATCACCTACCGCATCAACGGCGCCTTCCTCAAGGTCAAGAGCTTCGACCCGCGGATCGTCACCGGCACGAAGCCGGCCGGCATCCTGCTCGACGAACTGCACGTCATCGCCGGGGCACCCGATGCCGACCGGGTGATCGGCCAGTTGCGCGGCGGCCTCATCAGTCAGCCCGAAGGCTTTCTGATGATGATCACCACGCAGAGCGAGCGCCCGCCCTCGGGTGTCTTCAAGGCCGAGCTCGCCAAGGCCCGCGCGGTGCGCGACGGCCGGTTCATCGCTCCGGTGCTGCCGATCCTCTACGAGTTCCCGCCCGGCGTGGACTGGCGCGACTCGGCCAATTGGCGCATGGTGCTGCCCAACGAAGGCCGTTCGATCTCGATCGCCAGGCTGATTCCCGACTTCCAGGGCGCGATCGAGTCCGGCGAAGGCGAGCTGCGCCGATGGGCCAGCCAGCACCTGAACGTCGAGATCGGCATGATGCTGGCCTCCGACCACTGGCCAGGTGCGCAGTTCTGGCTGCAGCGCACGCGCTCGGCACTGACACTCGACGTGCTCTTGCAGACCTGCGACACCGTCAGCATCGGCATCGACGCGGGCGGCTCGGAAGACTGGCTCGGCCTGGCCGTTCTCGGCCGCGAAGCCGACACGCGCCACTGGCTGGTCTGGACGCACGCCTGGGTGCACGAGAAGGCGCTGCAGAAATTCAAGGGCGAGGCGCAGAAGTGGCTCGACTTCGAAAGCGACGGCGACCTCACCATCTACAGCGGCATTGACGAAAGCACCGTGCAGGAGAACACCGAGGACAAGCCGAGCCGCTCGCTCGGCCCCGACGTCGACGAGGTGGTGCAGATCGTCGCGCGCATCTACGACACCGGCCTGCTCAACCGCATCGGGCTTGACCCGGCTGGCAGCGCCAAGGTGCTGCACGAGGCGATGACGATCGACGGCGGCATTCCCGAGAGCCTGTTCGCAGGCATCGGGCAGGGCTGGCGGCTGATCGGCATCATGAAGCTCGTCGAGCGGCGCCTTGCCTCCGGCACGCTCTGGCACTCCGGCAGCGCGCTGATGGCCTACTGCGTCGGCAACGCGCGGGTCGTCGAGCGCGGCAATGCGGCGCTCATCACCAAGGAAGCTAGCAAGGGGAAGATCGACCCGCTGATGGCGCTGCTCGACGCGGCCGAGTGCCTGGCGGTGGCGCCGCCGCCGGTCGATGTCGACGCGATGATCGCGCCGGCCGCCTGAGGTTCGGCAAGGGAGCCTTGACAATGGAAAAGCGGGACTATTTCGATCACATCACCGAGGATCTGGTGAACCTGTTCACCGACCCGGACAGCGTCGAAATCTTCCGCACGCAGTTCGAGCAGTTGCACGACGAAGACAAGTGGCGGATCGTCCGCGCCGCGCGGCAACTGGTGGCGCTGCTCGACCACCGCCGGCAACTCACGCGCTGAACACCCCTCGATTGAGTGTGACAGTGTCGCTATCACGGTGTTATAGTTCGTTGGTCAACAACGGAAACCAACGGATGAACACCAACAGCAAGCAATGCACGAAGCCCGGTCACTGCTACCACTGCGGTCGAAAACTCACCAGAAGCGTGCCACTTGACCTGAATAACGAAACCGGTGCGTGGTCATCGTGCGGATGGGATGAGAGCGTGTCTCAGGGGTGGTTTTACTTCGGCCCTGATTGCGCCAAGAAATTGGATGAGGACGGAGACAAGCTGGACTACCAGCACCGTGCTTATGCCAAGTAACAGCACCATGAATATCAAGCCACCCACCGCCAAGCAGGTCGAGCGCCTGCGCAGCACTTCCGACCTGAGCGCCGAAGCCTTCGGACAGATCGTGTACGTCGGCGCGGCCGCAGTCTATGCATGGGAGAAAGGCCGCCGGCAGTGCCCGCTCTCGGCCTGGGAACTGTTGCTGATCTACTTCGGCAAGGCCGAGCCGCGTTCCGCCGCGCCGTGGGCAACGGGTCATCGAATGAACGACTTCTCGAAGTGTGAAATTGAAGCAGTAGCGGCCGTGCATAACGCGCAACGCATCCTCGTGATAGCGGACAAGCTCTGCGCTAAAGCCGGCATGGATGGCGACGCGGTAGTGCAGCCGATAGACGAGGCGCGCCGCCTGCTCGAGCACGTCGCAAAGGTCATTCAAGGCTGAAGTTCCGCTCTGCATGCGCATGCCTCCGTGCGCATGCCGGGCGATCTTGCCTTTACCACTGGCTGGATGGACCGGCCACGATATGAAACACATCCCCTCGGCACTCATTCTTTCCGCTTCCCTTTTGCTCGCCGCCTGCGGCGGTGGTGGCAGCGATTCCAACTGCAACGACGCAATTAACGACACCCTCAAGGACACAGGCGCCAATCCCGAAGAGATCACCAAGTACGACTCCGACGGCTATCACAGCCACCAGTACTGGTGGTGGAATCGCGGCTTCGAGCGCACGTTCACCTGGGGCGACAACATCGACGGCTGCCAGACGAGCGACTACCGCTTCGCGCCGATCAGGTAAGGCCGCACAATACCGGCCGTGAATAACGGCCTTTCATTGCTGCCGACCGTCTTCCTCACCGCTTGCATGACGATCCATGGGCCATGCAATATCACGCCGACCTCGTTCATCTGCGATGAAGGTGGCAGGATTCGGGTGGTCTGGCCGGCACGCACCTTCGAGTTGATCGTCAACCCGCAAGGCGTCCAGGGCAGGCAAGGCATCCAAGGCGTGCAGGGTGTCCAGGGCGTGCAAGGCATCCAGGGTGAGCAAGGTGTAGAGAGTGATCCGCGCGAGCGAACCCAACCTCGCGAACGGCATTAAACTCGCTGCGGGCCGGTTGTCATCCGCTGCCGGGCTCCTTGACCATGATGTGATCTTTGATCAGGCCCGGCCGGCGCGATTCCTTTTCCTGCCTCCTCTGCTTGAAGCTGCCCGGTCGGGCTTTCTTTTGGGAATATGACGGCGTATATTCCAGCAGCATCTTAAGGAACGCGCCTCATGAATGCCCGGAATCGTCCGGGGCCTCAGGAGCGCCAGCAATCCCCCGGCGACGGTGACGCTCCCCCGGAGCGTAGAAATCCGGCCACCCCGCAACGGGCTGGTGCGTCGGATGGCTCCAAATCTCGCTGACCTTCCGAGTCGGATCGACCGATTCACCGCACAACGCTCTCAACAGGGCGAAGTCGCGCCCATCATCAAGAGCATCAAGGACGGCAAGCCGCGCTACGTCATATCCACCGAACAGGTCGACCTGGTGGGCGACATCGTCGTGCAGCAAGGCCTGAAACCCGTCAGCCCGCGCATTCCGGCGCAGGTCGATCACTCCGGCCATATGCGCGACCTCATCGGCTGGTGGTCAGATATCGAAACGAAGGGCAGGCAAACCTTTGCCACCCTGAACCTGTTCGAGCCCGGCCTCACCCGCATGGCGGACATGGTGCGGGCGCTGCACGACGCCGGCATGCGCATGGCCGCCTCGATCGGATTCGTTCCCGACCTTGAGGACGGCGGCTACGAGCTGCTGCGCGACAAGACGAACGACTTCGTCACCGGCATCAAGTTCCTGCGCTCGACCCTGGTCGAGGCCTCCGTCGTGGTGGTGCCGGCCAATCCTGGCGCACTGTCCGTACGTTCCTACGAAATCGCGAAACGTTTCGGAATGACCGCCGAGCGATTCGATACCTTTGTCGTGACCGACTCATCGCAGCGGCTGCTGCGCGGGATGCGGGGTCACGACGTATTGGCCCGAGCGGCTGCCGCCGTGCAGAAGGCCGATGTCCTCCTGAAAGGGGGCAAGTCATGACTCTTGCAGAAAAGATCGCCGCGGCGCTGGCCGCCGTCGTCGCCAAGAAAGACCAGATCCAGGCACTGACCAACAAGATGACCGCGCTGGCCGAGGGTGATTCACCCGACGAAAGCGAGGCGCTGCAGATCGACCAACTGTCCGACGATGTCGAGCGCCTGGCGAAAGACCTGGAAACCTACCGCAAGGCCGAGGCCGCGCTGGCACGCGCTGCGCTGCCGGCTGGCAGCAATGACCTGAGCGGAGTTGCTGCGCCTGCACTGGCGACTCGCGGCCACCTGCAGCGCAAGCCAGGCCCGCACCTGTTCGTGCGTTCTGCCATTGCTGCCTTCGAGTCGCATCACACGCACGAAAAACTGGCCGAAGTGATCGAGCGGCGCTGGCCTGGCCAGGACGATCTGTTGGAGGCCTCCAAGCTCATCACGGGCATTGGCAAGGCCGCGCAAAACCCGGCGATGACGAGCGTGCCGGACTGGGCGGGCTCGCTGGTGCGCGAGAGCTGGCAAGGCTTCATGGACCTGCTGGGCACCGAGGCCATCATTCCGCAGATCCCGATGCAGCGTTACACCTTCGAGGGTGGCGCCCCCATCAAGATCCCGGTGCGCATTGATGACTGGGCCGCAGGCAACCATATGGGCGCGGGCTTCCGTCAAGAAGGCGGCCCGATTCGCGTCGGCTCGGCCAAGTTGGGCACCGTCACGCTGCCGCCGTACAACATGGGCGTTATCGGCACCTTCACCATGGAGATGCTGCAGCGATCGCAGATCGACTTCGAGGCAGCGGTGCAACGCTGGATGCGCCAGGATACGGCGCGCGTGCTGGACACGGCATTCCTGGATGCCAACGCGACAGTGACGAATATGCGTCCCGCCGGGCTTCAGTCCGGCCTGCCCGCGGGTGACACGGCGGTGTCTACCGGCAATGACAGCCAGCAGATCCTGGCCGACATGCGCGGGCGCATCACCTCCATGGCGAGCCAGGGGCTCGGGCGCAATCCCTACTGGCTGATGCACCCGGCGCGCGCGCAGGGCGTGGCCATGAGCACCACCGCCACGGGCGACCTCGCATTCCCCACGATGGCGGGCAACACGCTGGCAAACATCCCGGTGCGTACCAGCCTGTACGTTCCGATGGACGTCGTGTTCCTGGTCGATGCCGACGAGTTGGCCTTCGTGGGCGGCAATCCTGAATTCAGCTTCAGTGACCAGGCCACCATTCACGAGGATGACGGCATGCCCTTCACGGCCAACGCAGTGACCGGCACCAGCGTGCTGCCGATTGCTACAGGTGCCGCTGGTGCGGGCGTGCTGGCAACCCCGGCGCGCAGTTTCTGGCAGACCTACAGCGGCGGTATCCGCAGCGTCTGGGATGCCTCCTGGCTGAAGCTGCGCGCGGGCGCGGTGCAGACCATCACCGCCGTTGCGTGGTAATGCGCCCACGATAGGAGCCATCATGGCAACGCGCATCCTCCCAGCACCTGTTCCTGCAAAGGCTGAACGCGATCCTCCCGCTGTTCGGCGGGATACCCCGCGCGATGTGCCGCGCGATGTGCCGCCGGAAGAACCGACGCCGCAGACCGGGCCGCTGGCTTCTGACTACACGACCGTCTGGGTGCACAGGCGCAACGTTGCGGCAGTCAACAACAAGACCCGTTGGGTGCGGGTCACGCGCACCGCCGCCGCTGCGCTTGTTGCCGCCGGGCAAGCGCAGTACGTCGACGGCAGCA